CGTCCGGCTCACGTATCCGGACGGAACGCAGTGGCTGTTCAGCGGATTCATTAGCGGCATTTCACCGTCGGCTCCGGTGGATGACCGCCTGTCCGCGGACGTCACGATTCGTCCCACGGGACGCCACGATTGGGTAGCCGCACCCTAGTCCGGCGTTCAGTGCCGACTGAGTAGTGCGCGGGTGTCACCTTCCCGCGCGTTACTCGGCTGAGGGAACTTCGATCGCGCGCGTCGGCCTGCGCGGTCGGTCTACAAGTGCGGCATAAGGTGAGGACAATATGACGACAGAGAACAAAGCGACGGCTCCAAAGGCAAAGAAGAAGATTCTTCGCGCGGCAGACATTCTTTCACAGTCGGATGTCGATTACATCGACGTTCCAACGCCGGAGTGGGGCGAGGATTCGTTCGTTCGCTTGAAGACGCTGACTGGCTTGGAAGCCACGGTGTTTCAGCGCAGTATGGAGACAAAGGCGGGCAAGGAAGACAGCCTCGCCCGGATCATCACGCTGTGCGCCGTGGACGAGGAAGGAAAGCCACTCTTCACCGCGGACGACGTCGTGGACCTGAAGCGCAAATCACTTCGCGTCTTGAATCGGTTGCAGGACGCGGCGCTGAAACACAACGGGTTCAAGGTCAGTGGAACCATCGACGCTGACCCGGTGCAGAACGCAAAAAACGGCTGAAGCAAGATGGGATGCGACTCTTCGCATTTCGCCTTGCAGTGAAACTCGGACGGATCGATGTCGACCGAATGCTCTCAGAGATTTCAATCCACACGCTGCGAGAATGGCGGGCATACGCTGACATGGAACCGTTCGACGAATACCGGCAGGACCTTCGTAACGCTCACATCGTGCAAGCTGTTCGAAACGCGAACCGCGGGAAGAACAGCAAAGTGTGGACGTTAGATGAGTGCACGCTTCCGTTCGGTGGCAAGAAAGAGCAGTCGTGGCAAGAGCAGAAAGCCATCGGTATGAAGGCGGCGCAGGAATCAAAGAAAGATGTGAAGTCCGTGGTCAAGGCGTATCGTTTGCAAAATCCGACGCGGCCAAAGGCTAAATTGTGAGCGACGTTAACGTAGGCTCTCTTTACGGAACGTTTGATCTTCAGGACAACTTCTCGAGTGTCCTGCAGAAAGCGGAGACGCAGCTTGAACAAGCGGCGTCTTCCGTGGGAGCTATTGGGGAGTCGTTCAATAGAAGTGCCACGGCGTTAACTTCCAGCTCACAAGGCGTAGCGAAAGGGCTGGAGCAGACCGCCGTGGCATCCCAAAGTGTGTCTGAAGAAGTGCGGAAGATGTTTCCGCGGTTTGACGAAGCACAAAAGCAGTTTGACGATACGAAGAAGAGTCTGGCTGCAATGGGAGAGGAGACCCAAAAGACATCTGGATTTTTCAGGAGCTTTACCACAAATATCGCCGAAATGGTGACAGGGTTTCTTGCGGCTGAAGCCATTACACAAATCGTCGGTGGATTGATTAATCTCGGAAGAGAAGCGTTCAATAGTGCCAGTCAAATTGTGGATCTATCTAACAAAACTGGTCTCACGATTGATACGCTTGAAGGATTGAAGTACGCGACCGACCAAGCTGGAGGCAGCCTCGAAGGCGTTGCCAGCGCAGCGTTCATGCTGTCCAAGAACATTTCACAAGGTGGTGACAGTGTAGTCCACGCATTAGACGATTTGCACCTGTCCCTCTCGACCCTGCAAGGCATGAACCCGGACGAACAGTTCTGGAAGAGCGTGACTGCACTGGCCGCGGTGCGGGACGAGTCGCAACGAACTCAGCTCGGCGTTGAATTGTTTGGCCGTTCCTACGCACAGGTGGCAGGGCTTATTCGGGAGAATCTTGAGAAGCTGGCGGCTGAAGCGCCAAAGGTGGGAGAGACAGCTATTCGATCGTTGGACGATACGGCAGACGCTGCAAATCGAGCCTATTCCAACATCGCTACACTCTTTGGATTCATCGTGGCGCAAGCCATCCATCCAATCGAACGTTTGAATGAGATGCGACTGGCCTTGGATGAATTCGGCGTTAAGTGGTTCAGCTTCTTCGCCTTCGGAAATATGGAAATGCCGGGACTTCCGAAAGCGCCTGAACCGGCGTTCATGCCGACGACGCAGTTGCAAAGCATGAAGGCGGACATTGAGGAAGTCCAGAAGATTTCGGATAAGGCAACACAGGATCTGATTCGAGCTACGGAGGCACATCAAAAAGCGATTCAGAGTATTGTAGATCGGTTCTCGGGTTCGGACATCATTAAGACCGCGAACGACATGGCGGAAGCTGTGACTCGGATGGCTGCGGCAGGCCAGCAATTAACGCCCGCGGCATGGAAGGATTACACCGAAGCGATTGACAAAGCGGTCGACGTCATGAAGCGTGCGGGCACTGAGATCCCGGCTGCATGGCAGACTATTTCCAATTCAGTCCAGACGGACACATCGTTGCAAAAGATGCGGGACCACATTGGCGCAATGTCCATGATGGTCCAGACGGTTGGGCAGATTCTCCCGGACGTGGGAGCAGGCTTTGCACGGTTCGTGTCTGAATCGGAATTGGCCTTCGACGAATTCAAGGGCGACATTGATTCTGTTGAGCGACGGCTGGATGAACTTGCGGAAAAGAGTATCAAGCCAATTGACCTGTCAAATCTCTTTGGAGACCCGGACGAGTTACAGCGCACCGGGGAAGAGATTGCTCAACTGTGGGAACACTTAGAGAGTCTGGAGATCAACAAAATCCAACAGCAGAGCGACGAGATTCGCGGACTTGGTGGTGTGATCTTCGATCTGGGAAGCCAGATCGGAGGCAACGCTGGAACCATTATGACCGGCATCGGTGGAATCATAGGTGCATTTGCCGATTGGAATGAAGTCTCTAAGACCGCAGCCGCACAAGGCAAGGACGTCGAAGTTTCCGTCACGGGCGCAGCGATGGCCATTGCGCAAGCGGCCATGACGATCTCCCAGATCCAAGAAGGTAGCGGAGCAATGGGCGTCGCGCAAGGTGCGATGGCTGGCGCTCAGGCCGGAATGGTCTTCGGTGGATGGGGTGCTGCGTTTGGCGCGGTTGCGGGAGCGATCGCCGGGATGGAGAAGGCAGCTGGAGGAGCGAACGAACGCTTCCGTGAGACGCTGGCGGTTATCCAAGACTTCAACGATGTGGCTGTTGATCTCTTCGATACTATTGCCACGGGAACACAACGGCTCGAAGCTGGCACAGACGATCTGACAAAGGTTCGTATTCTCATCCGCGATATCGGGGCGGAAATGGGCTTGTCTGTTGAAGAAATTCAAGGCATGCTTCGGACCACTTACGAAGCACAGCATATGTCTGCCGAAGAGGCGAAGGAGGCATTAGCAGGCATTAACGACATGCTGGAGCAGCATCAAGACATCATGGAGAATTGGGGTGCCGGAGTCACCACCTTCATCGATGGCTTCACGATGCGCGTAGATGGCTTCGCCCAGAGCCTCGAACACGTGGGCCAAGTCCAGGAAGACGTCGGCAAGCAGACCGACGTTCTGAAAGGGCAATACGAAGCCGCCGTTGTGGCGATGGACCAATTGAAGGCGAGCGGCACCGCATCGCAGGACGAGATTGCTGAAGCGACGCTTCGTGCACATCAAGCGTGGATGAAATACCAAGACGCGCAAATGAGCGGTTCGTCTGCGATGGCCGAGGCGCTCGTTCCGGTGCAAACGGAATTTGATCGCCTCACGCAGTTTGCGGTCACGGCGTTTAACACGGTGTTCACGCAGAGTGGAAGCGTTATCCAAGCGATCGCGGCCATCCATGGCCCGTTGGAACAGCTTAGTGAAGCGGCCGAGAAGTTCGGCCTGAAGGGCACCGCAGCCTACGATAAGCTCACGCAGATCGACGCGGTCATCCAAGCTAACAGCGACATCATGACGTCCATCGACGGACTGAACATGATGATGGAGGGACTCGACCAAGCCACGTTGCTCACGAAGGAGGACATGCGCATTTTCGGGCAGGACGCAGTCGGGCTCTTCGACCAGCTTGTCCAACGCATGAAGGATCAAGGCGTGCCCGCCGCGGAAGCGATGGACACGGCCATGCTGCTGATGCAGCCCACGCTTCAAAAGTTGTGGGAAGGGCAGCAACGATTCGGCACGGAGATCGATGCAGCCACGCAGTTGCTTCTCGATCAGGCTGTTGAAGCTGGTTTGGTTGGCGACCAGCATCGTGACATTCAAGCACGGATTCTCGAAGCGATTGAAGGGGTGGAAGCGGCGATCCTTCGGTTGCCCGCCGCATTTGCGGCGTCGCTTGGAATGGCTTCGCAGTTGAACGCGACCTTGAAGGAGATTGGCACGGGCGTCGGTCAGATGCAAGTGGGTCTTGGATCTAGCACTCGAACGCAGGATGTCGCGTCGTCCGTCACAGATGTTCAGAACGATCTTATGGATCGTTGGGAGCAGATGTACGGGACCCGCGATATTCCCATCGAGCAAAAGCGAATCCAGAACAATGCCATGATCGCGCAGGGATTGCAGCCGATCTGGCCCGACATCATGCACGAAGGTGGCGTGGTGGGTGTCCCGGAGGCGCACACCGGCATGTTCATGAGTTCGTCAATGGCGACGGACGAGATTCCCATTATCGCGCAGACGGGCGAA